ATGTTCCAAGGTGCGGCAGGGGCCGGAAAACACTTTATGCAATCTGCTCAAAAATGGATGAGTACAGCACTATCTAGTGACGGTGCCAAAACACTTAAAGATAAAGCAATGGGACTTGCTGGCACACTTAAAGATAAAGTAATGGGCTCAGGCGGCAAAGGCGGAGTAGGAGCCAAAGTAGCAGACATGACAAGTAAGTTCCAAAAAGATGGTGCTAAGATGACAGACAAGTTGTCTGGTGCTATGACCAAAGGTGGTAAAAGTGGAGGCTTCTTAAAAAGCATAGCAGACGGTGTTAAGAAATTTGGTGATACAAAAGTTGTTAAAGGTGCGGCAAGTTTAGCCTTACTAGGTGGTGCAGTAGCATTAGCGGCTATAGGACTTAAACAGTTTAATGATGTAGACTTTGCTTCAATTGTTAAAGGTACAATAGCATTAGGTGGTTTAGCGGCATTAACAAAAGTATTAGGTAAAGGTTCATCAGCAATGATTAAAGGTGCGGCGGCAGTAGCCATATTAGGAGCATCTATTATTCCAATGGCATTTGGACTTAAATTAATGGAAAATGTTGGAATGGCAACTATTGGTGTATTAGCCGTAGGATTAATTACATTAACAGCGGCGGCAGTAGGTATGGGATTTGCACTACCATTTATATTATTAGGTGCAGTAGCCATAGGAGCATTAGGTGTAGCACTTATTCCATTAGGGTTTGGACTTAAACTAGTTTCAGAGTCACTACCAGGATTTGTAGATTCATTGGCGGCTTTCTCAGAAGTAGATGGATTAGGACTACTTAAATCAGCAGTAGGTATGTTAGCAATAGCAGGTGCTATGGCACTAATGGCTCCATTGTTACCATTTATGTTATTAGGTTCATTAGCAGGACCTTCGATAGAGGCAATGGGTAAATCATTACAAACATTTAATAATGTTGATTTCAAAAATCTTGCATTAGCAGGATTAGGAATGAAAGCAATAGCAGACGGTATGGCATCTATGAGTGGTGGCTCATTGAAGTCAAGCATAATGGATGGTATTGGTAGTATATTTGGAGCAGACAGTCCAATTGACAAACTTAAAACATTTATTGCAGGATTTGATACTATTGATACAACAAGTATTATAACAACTGCAGATGCATTACAAAGTTTAAGTAGTTCATTATGGGATTTATCAACAGTATTAGATAGGTCTTTAGAACCACTTATGAAATTATCAATTGTATTAGATAACATGTCGGGTGTAGGCATAATGAAACTTGCGGCTATTAAGGCACTTAACTTAATGGGTGTAGGAGGCGGCGGACCTACTCAAGAAGCACAACCAACAATAGCGGCAACTCCAGGTCAAAATAATGCTATGCCAACAATGGGACAAGCACCAATCGACGGAGGCTATGGTCCAGGTATTGCAGTACCATTTGGAGGAGGCAGTGACATGCAAACTCCAATAGATTACGGCAAAATTGGTGAAGATGAAATGTTTGATGACATGTTTGCTAGAGAAGACACTGAATCCACAATTCCTGGAATGGAAACAACACCTAAAACAACTGATCCTAGTGTAACACAAAAAGCGGCACAAACAATGGCGGCGGCTGAAGACCCTGAATCAACAACACTAACGGATCTTAACAACACATTGATGGCATTACTTGATGCACAGAATCAAAATAATAGAACTGCTAAGAAGCAACAACGTTCTATTGAAGGTCTAGAAATTTAATTGCCAGAATTAAATCCGCCTTATTTCCAAAAAGTGATAAATATACGCATATAAAGAGGAAACTATGGCAACTTGGCGAAAATATTTTAATAGCAGTGGCAACGCAGGACTACCAGTTAATGTAACAGGTGCTCCTACCGATGGCTATGCTACAACTCACTCTCGATATAGCAGTTGGCTACCAGAAGTTTATGCTGGTTCCCCTAACAGGCTAATGAGGTACATTCAATATGACCAAATGGATAATGATTTAGAAATCAATGCCGCTTTGGATATCCTAGCAGAATTTTGTACACAAGATGATGACACAACGGATTTACCGTTTGTGTTTAATTTCCATCAAGATCCTAGTGAAACTGAAATGAAAATTTTAGACAAAACACTAGAGCAATGGTGTAACTTAAATGACCTTAGACGTAGAGCATTTAAAATGGTTAGAAGTACATTAAAGTACGGAGACCAATTTTTTATTAGAGACCCAGAAACATACAAGTTGTATTGGACAGATCCTGCAAACGTAGAAAAAGTTGTAGTAAACGAAAGTAAAGGTAAAGACATTGAAGTTTATTACATTAAAAACTTAGAAGCAAACTTTGATGAACTAACGGCAACCAGTGCCGCTAGAATACATGCAAGACCATACGGTGCTGGCGGCGGAATGTTATCAGGTGGTAACATTGGTGCTAGTGCTGGTAACTATCAAACAACTACAGGTGACGTAGGCGCAAGTTACGGAAGTCCAGTTGATGCTAGTCATGTAATGCACATGAGTTTAACAGAAGGCATGGATCATAACTGGCCCTTTGGTATTAGTATCCTTGAACCAATTTTTAAAGTCTTTAAGCAAAAAGAATTACTTGAAGATTCAATTATTATTTACAGAGTGCATAGAGCACCTGAAAGACGTGTGTTCTTTATTGACGTTGGTAACATGCCACCTCATAAAGCACAACAGTATTTAGAAAGAGTAAAATACGAAGTACAACAAAAAAGAGTACCTAATAAAAATAAAGCAGGTGAGAATGTTGCGGATGCGGCATACAATCCTATGAGCATGTTAGAAGATTATTTCTTTGCTCAAACGGCAGACGGTAGAGGTTCAAAAGTTGATACCCTCCCAGGTGGTAACAATCTTGGGGAAATTGATGACTTGAAATATTTTAACAATAAACTATTGAGAGGATTGAGAGTACCTAGTTCTTACTTACCAACTGGACCAGATGATGGAACAGCACAATACAATGACGGTAAAGTTGGAGTTGCTTATATACAAGAATTCCAATTTGCAAAATATTGTGAACGTTTACAAAAACAACTTATTAGACAATTAGACAGAGAGTTCAAACGTTTCTTAGTACATAAAGGAATAGATATTGAAAGTAACACATTTAATCTAGACTTTACACCACCTCAAAACTTTAGTAGTTATAGAGAATTAGACTTAGATACGCAACGTGCAACATTGTTTAGTAGTTTAGAAGCAGTACCTTATCTTTCACAACAATTTAAACTTAAAAAGTATTTAGGTTTAACTGAAGAAGAAATGAAAGATAACGAACATTATTGGAAACAAGAGAATAAATACAATAAAGATAGAAATGCGGCTCAATCAGAAAATATTGGATTGAGAAATGTTGGAATACAAACACCTCCAAGTTCAGACTTTGATTTAGAGGCGCCAGTAGAAGACATTCCAGAACCAGGTGCAGAAGTTGATACACCAGATGTACAAACTTTAGGACCAGAAGGAACTGGAGCAGAATTAGGCACAGGAGCAGGAGAAATTTAATGAGATTAGATGAATTTTATAATCCAGAAAAGGATAAACAAGTTCCTAGGAATTTAGATGATACTCGTAAGGGTAGACTTACTCTTGAAGCCTTAAACAAACTTCGTAAATATAGAGAACTTAAAAAGGCAGAAATGATAGAACAAGAAGAATTTGCTTCTATTATGTATGCCAAGCCAGCCCAGGCATCTACATCGGACTTTTAAATGAAACTGGCGGTCTGTGGCTGTTCGTGGTCCAGTCGCGATCCTAACCTCCCTAATCATGAATTCGGACAATTTATAGCAGATTACTTTGATGCTGAGTATTATAACTTGGCTAGTCCTGCCTGTACAAACTTTGGCATACGTTTACAAATAGACCATGCAGTTGATGTGCTAAATGCAGATTTTGTAATAATAAATGCTACAACTCCCACAAGAATAGACTTTAAAATTAATAATAGTGAAAGATACACACATGAAAATGGCTATGATAATATAGATAAAACACTATTAATGGACAGTATAGGTTCTGTGTTTCAAGACGATTTAGAAACTTCTTTTGATGATAATCATATAAAAGAACGCCTATCTAAAGTAATGGATAAAGACACACATGCATTACTAAAACATTATTTTATGTTCTTTTATGACCCTGATATTGAACGACATAAACAATATTATATACTACAAAATGGTTTAGATAAACTGATAAAAAATAACATTAAGTTTATTTTTAGCCCTAATACATTTGAGTGGGCAGAAGGTATGAGCATGTCTAACTCTTTATTAGAATACAATTTAGAACCATTTAAATGGCAAATACCAGATGAAAACTTACTAGAAAAAGGCATAGCAGAATACTTAAATGTATGCGATGATGTATATGGAAATTGGGAAGATAGTCCTGGTCCAAAATACTCAAATCACTTACCAATTGAAAGCCATATGTCTTTCGCTGTAGACTCTATAACCCATATCAAACAAAATAAGTTAGATAAATAACATTACATAAACACCCAGACTGAATGTTATTTTGTACATTTCAGACATATCACAGGCATTTTGAGTCAAAATACGACTATATTCAGCCAAATTAACACATACTTTATAAGTAAACATACAGCAATATGTCCAGTATAACCATATTGGGTGTAAAATATATAATTTAATTATAGGAGCACATAATGTCAGAACGCAGTAAACTAGAACAAGTTTTAGAATTCTTACTTGCCGAAGATAACGAACGTGCCGAAGAGTTGCTTCACGAATACGTTGTTGAAACTGCTCGGAAGGAATACGAACGTATCTTAGATGATGCGGATGAAAGTCCAGTTGCAGAGTCAACAGAAGTAGAAGAAGAAACTGTAGAAGAAGCAGAAGAATCAGAAGAAGAAGCAGTTGAAGAGGCTGAAGAATCAGAAGAAGAGGCTGTTGAAGAAGAAATTGATATAGCAGATCCAGAAAACGATTTTGTATCAGATGTTGAAGAAGCAGATGATGAAATCGAAGCGGACGAAGTTGGTGAAGAGCCTGCAGACGAAGACGAAGGTGAATCTGAAGATTTAGAAGACAAAGTCGATGAATTAGAAGATGAACTTGAAGACTTAAGAGCAGAGTTTGAAAAACTAATGGGCGACGATGAAGAAGCAGGTGATGATGCTGAAGAAGTTGAAGACGAAGTTATCGATATGCTCGGTGATGAAGAGCCTCAAGAAGAAGCAGTAGAATATGACCTAGACGAATCAGAAGAAGAATCAGAAGAAGAAGTTGTTGAAGAAGCAACTAAACTTTCTGATAAAGTTGCAGAACCTAAAGGTGGTGAAGCAGATAACAATGATTCTGGTAATGCTAAAAAAGGACCAACTAAAGTAGTTAGCCCACATGGACAAGGAGAGCCTGTAGCAGTCAAAGATGGCGGCGACGGTGATTCAGGTGATAACTCACCAAAAGATTCAGGTGGATCAGACAACTTAAACGTTGAGCCTAAAAAAGTTTAATAACAGTTTAGTAAGGAATTAACGGTGCGTAAATTATACGAATATATGAGTCCAGAACAAAGTGGAATCCAGATAATGGAATCTAACGATGGGAAAGACTTATTCATGGCAGGATTATTCATCCAAGGTGATGTTAAAAATCAAAATGGAAGAGTATATCCTAAAGATGAGATTAAAAAAGCCGTTGAAACCGTTACAGAAAGACTTACAAGTGGTGAAACTGTGATGGGAGAATTAGACCATCCAGAAGAACTACAAATTAATTTAGACCGTGTGAGCCATATCATTACAGAAATGTCATGTGATGGTTCTAACGGACTAGGTAAATTAAAGGTTATTGATACACCAATGGGGAACATCGCAAAGGCTTTATTAAAAGCAGGTGCGAAGTTAGGTGTCAGCAGTAGAGGAAGTGGAAACGTAAATGAATCAGGTCGTGTGTCTGATTTTGATATTGTTACCGTTGATATTGTTGCACAACCAAGTGCCCCAGACGCCTATCCAAAGACTATATATGAGTCTTTGTTTAACATGAGAGGCGGTAGCATGATATATGATATCGCTAAAGACTATACACACGATAAACAAACTGGTGCAATAAAGCACCTAGATAAAAGTATCGTTAATTTTATTAACGAATTAAAATTGAGGTAGGAGACTACTATGGCAGAAAAATTTGAAGACTTAATCGAATCTAGCGAACTTAACGAAGAAATTCGTCAAAGTATCGTAGAAGCCTGGGAAAGTCGTCTAACCGAAGCCCGTGAGGAACTCACAGCAGAATTAAGAGAAGAGTTTGCTCAAAGATATGAGCATGACAAAGGTCTTATTGTTGAAGCAGTAGATGGTTTTATCAAAGAAAGAGTTGAAGCAGAAATGGTTGAACTCGCTGAAGATAAGCAGAAAGTTGCAGAAGAAAGAGTTGCTTACAAAAAGGCTGTTAGCGAACACTCTAAGAAATTAGAGAAGTTTGTTGCAGAGCAATTAGCAAAAGAAGTTAAAGAATTGAGAGATGAAAGAAACGCAGTTTCTGAGCATGTTTCAAAACTTGATGACTTTGTTGTTGAACAATTAAGTGGAGAACTTAAAGAATTCCACGAAGACAAACAAGCATTAGTAGAGCAAAAAGTTAAAATGGTAACTGAAGGTAAAAAAGCACTTGCAGAAGCCAAAAAAGACTTTATCAAACGTGCCGCTGACAAGGTCGAACAAACTGTAAACAATATCGTAACTGAGAATGTTAAACAGTTTAGAGATGACATCACAGCCGCAAGAGAAAACGATTTCGGTCGCAGAATCTTTGAATCGTTTGCAAATGAATACCGTTCATCTTATTTAAACGAATCTTCAGATGTAAAAGATTTAGAAAAACAAATCGCTGATGTTAAAGAGCAATTAGAAGAAGCAAAAGCAGATGCTGAAGCGAAAGCAGAAGCAACTAAACTTGTTGAAAGCAAATTGAATGTAGCAACTGACAGATTTGCTCGTAAAGAGCAAATGGACTCATTGCTTAAACCTTTAGCAGGAGCAAAAAAAGAAATTATGGTTGACCTTTTAGAGAGTGTAAAAACAGAAAACCTAGAGAAGCAATTTAACAAATACCTTCCTAGTGTTTTAGACGGCGAAGCACTACCTAAAGAGTCGCGAAAACCATTAACGGAATCAGTGACATCAGAACACACTGGTGACAAAAACGTTCAGACTTCAACTGAAGATGGACAGGATATTGTCGAAATTGAGAATATCCGTAAATTAGCCGGACTTTCAAATTAGGAGATAAGAAATGGCAGAATTATTTGAAAGCAACTGGTCAGCAACTAAGGACGCACTTTTAGAAGGTCTTAACGGATCTAGAAAAAGTTCATTAGATGTGGTCCTCGAGAATACTAAAAGATATCTTCAGGAATCCGCAACTAGTGGTGCTACTCAGTCTGGCAACGTTGCAACTTTAAACAAAGTAATGTTACCTTTGATCAGAAGGGTTATGCCTTCAGTCATTGCTAACGAACTTGTTGGTGTACAACCAATGAGTGGTCCAGTAGGACAAATCCATACTTTAAGAACAAGGTATGCCGAGAGTGCAACAGGAGTTAATCCTGGTGATGAAGCACTTTCACCATTTAAGATTGCTAATGCTTACTCAGGTTCTCCAGATGCTACAGCGGCGTCAGAAGGAACTGCAGGTAAGAAAATGAGCATTCAAATCTTAAAGCAAACTGTTGAAGCAAAAACAAGACGTTTAAGTGCAAGATGGACATTTGAGTCAGCTCAAGATGCCGAATCAATGCACGGTCTTGATGTTGAAGCAGAAATTATGCAGGCTCTAGCACAAGAGATTGTTGTTGAAATCGACCAAGAAATTATTGGTTCTTTAAGAACACTTGCTGGTGCAGGAACTACATTAGACTTTAACTCTGTGACTGGTACACAAACTTACGTTGGTGACAGACACGCGGTATTGGCTATTGAGATCAACAGAGCGGCAAACAGAATCGCGGCAAGAACAAGAAGAGGCGCAGGTAACTATATAGTTGTTTCTCCAGAAGCACTTACTATATTACAATCAGCATCTACTTCAACTTTTGCTAGAACAACTGAAGGTTCTTTTGAAGCACCTACTAACACTAAACTTGCTGGAACATTAAACGGTTCTATCAAAGTTTTTGTTGATAGTTATGCGGCTGACGGTACTAAAGTACTTGTTGGATACAAAGGATCAAGCGAAACTGATGCTCCTGCGTTCTACTGTCCGTATATCCCACTAATGAGCACAGGCCCAGTTATGGACCCTGCTACATTTGAACCTGTCGTGTCATTTATGACAAGATATGGTTACATCGAACTTACAAATACTGCAAGTTCATTGGGTAACGCGGCTGACTACGTTGATGCAATTACTTTATCAAACGTAGCATTCCAGTAAGAATTAGTTTTAATTCAAACTGCGAATAAGCAGACATTTAAAAAGCACTTCCTTCGGGAGGTGCTTTTTTTTGATTTTATTCCCATTTAGATAAATACAACTAAAGCAATTTATTATTGGCGGAAAAACATTAACGATGAGTAAACAATCAAATTTTAA